TTACTCAACACGATTACCTAAAACAAAAGAAAGAACTCGATAATATGAATATCGAGACCATGTTCTTTCAGCATAAAACTATTAAGATGGCGATTGAAAGAATTATGGAAGAAATAAATCAGGGTGCTGCACATCCGCGTTTATTTGAAGTAATGTCACAATTGCAGGATCGTCTTACCACAGTTACTAAAACACAAGCAAACTATATGTTGTTCTTAGAGGATACGTACAAGAAAATGCGTAGTGAAGTTGATTCAAAGGGGGACCAAGCTGGACTCCCTGCCTCTTCTGTAAATGCTATTCAAGCTGGAGACTATTATATCACGGCTGGTACTAAAAATATCATGAAAGAAATTGAGAGCGACGGTTTGAATAATGATTTTGATAATAGGCTGACTAATCCAAATGAAAAAAATTCATTGATGACGGAAAGGGGCTTAGAGCATTTAATTGAAAAAGAAAATGACGATGAAGATTTAAGCTCAACTATTTTTGAAATCATTTAATTATGAAAGATTTTTTATCAAAAGGAGGAAGGACTAGCGTACAGGTATCTAGAATGGATGATACTGAAAATAGTGCAGTCTGGACTACAAAAAAAGTAGATCAACTTCTACTAGACTTTGAAAATGGTTTAATTGATATTAAGACCATTAAGAATTCTCCATTTAAGGATAATGACCCTGCCTGGAAAAAGCAAAATTTGGTTTTTGAATATACTCCAGAAGAACTTGAAGAAATTAAGCGCTGTAAATCTGATGTAGGTTACTTTGCAAATAAGTATGCTCAGGTTTTAACTGAATATGGAGTAGAACAAATTGTTTTACGTGATTACCAAGAGGAAATTATTAAGGCATTTGGTGCAAACCGCTTTAATATCTTAATGGCAAGCCGTCAAATTGGTAAGACTGTAATGTCTGGCGTATTTGTTGCATGGTATCTTATTTTCCATACAGATAAAAATGTTTTAGCGGTAGCCAACATTGCAAGTACAACCAAAGAGGTTGTTGATAAAATTAAATCTATTTTTGAAAATTTGCCGTTTTTCCTAAAACCTGGCTGTATTTCAAATAACGTTATGTCGATGAAGTTCGATAATGGCTGTAGATTAATTGGACGTACTACAACCAAAAATACAGGTATTGGTTTTACTATTCACTTACTATACATTGATGAGTTTGCTCACATCTCACCAGCATACTTAGATTTCTTTTATCGAGCAATTTACCCTACTATTTCTGCATCAACTACCTCCAAGATTATTATTACATCAACTCCAAATGGTATGAATAGATTCTATGAAATCTATATGGATGCAGTAAATGGACTAAATACTTATACTCCGCTAAGAGTAGACTGGTGGCAAGTTCCAGGTAGAGATGATAAATGGAAAGCTGAAACTATTGCAAACATGGGATCAGAAGAAGACTTTAACCAGGAATATGGTCTACAGTTCTTTTCGTCCGATCGATTATTGCTTTCTTCTAAAGATCTTAAAAAGATTTTTGGAATTATGACTAAATATGAAGAGCCTCTTAATATTAATTGGGATCCGGAAGTTCTTGCCTTAATGGAAGGGAACTTTACAGTACATCCAAATCTAAAGGATTGGGACGAGCAGGATTTTAGAAATTCGCCAGATCGATATGTATTTTCAGTCGATACAGCAGACGGAACAGGAAAAGACTTTTCAGTTATTAATGTATTTAAAGTTGCACCGCTTCCAGTTAAAATGTTGGAACCAATTAAAAATCTAGTAAAAAGCGAAATGGATTGCCTATCCCTTGTGCAAGTTGCAACTTGGAGAAGTAATAAGCAAACAATTAATGAATATGCTCAAGTTTTAGAATATTTGGTTTATAGACTCTTTAATTTTGAAAATCTTAAAGTCTTAATTGAATTAAACCATAAAGGGGATTTTATCTTGGACAAAATTGCAAATAACGAACAGTATTGGCCTGGACAACTAATTCATTCCAAACACACAGAAGCAACTAAATTACTTAAGCCTGGTCTTAAACTAAGCGTTACCAATAAAATTAAATTTTGTGAAAGATTTAAATACCACGTTAATGTTAATAAAATTCTTCCAAACGAAAGTAAAACTGTAATGGAATTAGGATCATTTGGTAGATCAACTAATGGTACATATAGAAGTCAAAGTGGAAACGATGACTTAGCAATGACTTGTGTTAACACTGCCGCATTCTTTGATTCTCCTAGTTTTCTTGAATTAGGAACAGAAGTTTGGGACAGTACAAGCGAGGAATACAAAAAAGAAATAACTGAAAAAATCTTAAATTCTAGTCAGGGTGATGGCTCAACCAAGATTAGCTCAGATTTAGTAGGTTATCTAAATGATACTCCACAACTAAAAAAACCTGGACAGCGTCAAGTTTTTGATGAAACTTATCTAGATTCGTATAAAAAGACACTGGCTGGATTTTATGGAGATCAAAAAAACTAAATACGAATGATTAATTTTGACTTGACTAGAGACAGAGACGTCATTTTTAGAAGAACTATTGCTGCAATACAGCATGCGCTTAAAAATGATGTAGAAATTGCGGAGCTTCCTAGTGTTAAGGTTGCAGAATCTGAAATTGATGCATTCGTTTTAAGGGACGGATGGGAAGATGCTATCGAAAAGGCTAAAAGGCATTTTGAGAAAATTGAGGATTATGAAATGTGCCAAACCTGTGTTTCGCTAATTGAAGAAATTAAAAAATCAAACTAACTAATGCAAAAATCCACTAAAAGAAGAGGTAACTCTACACAATCTATCCCAGAATTATTAAAGCAAGTTTCGCTTAAACCTTCACAAAAGGAGTATTGTGATAAAATCATGAACAATGATATTACTCTATGTCATGGACCGGCTGGAACCAGTAAAACCTTTGTTGCATGTTATGCATCAATGAAACTACATACAGAAGATAAGATTCAACGTATAATTTTATCAAAGCCAATTCAAGAGTCTGGAGAAAAATTAGGATTTTTGCCTGGCGATATTAAAGAGAAAATCGACCCATTTATGGAAAGTTACCGAACTAATCTTGAAAAAATTATTGGTTGGGATAACTTAATTAAATTGGAAGGGGACGGTCTTATTGAATTTAGACCGCTTGCATATATGAGAGGCGCAACTTTTGATAATTGCTTAATGGTATTAGATGAAGCACAAAATGCAGATTTTAGACAACTAATGCTATTCATTACACGAATGGGAAAAAATTCAAAGGTCTTAATTTGTGGTGATGTTAGTCAATATGACATATCAAGAGACAAAGTGGCACTTCCAAAATTTATTGAAATGATGCAGGGTATCAAAGGAATGGGAATTCATACCTTTGGAGATGCAGATATCGTTCGTAATAAAATTCTAATAGAAATTACGGAAAGATATGACGAATGGAAGGCAAATAACAAAGTTAATTGGTAAATTAGTTAAGTACAATAACTCTATCTAGAAAATAATTTTTATGACAGGAAACAAAAAGGTCACAGGTTACGAAGATCTAAACCGCCGCCTCAATGATGAAATGCAGCAGCTTGCCGAAGCAATTGTTGCTAAAACTTTCACCGAAAGAGACCGAAATCGATTAGTTCGAATAATGGAACCTAAACTTAAATACTTTATTTGGAAGTTCTTTAACGATAAGGACGAAACCGAAGAAGTATTACACAATACGTTCTTTAAGATATTCAAATCGCTTGATAGCTATAATCCAAAATATAGATTTACAACTTGGATCTATACTATTGCCAGAAATGAATCTCTATTGCATTTGCATAAACTTAAACAGCAAATGACAACTGATATTGATAAAATTGGAAATTCTCTATTTTTAGTCGATGACAGTCGAGATAATTTAGAAAAGGAGAATTCTTTGGAGAATCTTTACACTGCAACTATGCTTGCAATTGAAGAGATGCCAGAATCGTTAGAAAAATCCATCCTAATTGACAAGGAGCTAAATAAGATGAAGGGTGCTGATATTGCAGACAAATACGATATGAATCTCAATACAGTTAAAACTAAAATCAGAAAAGCACGTAAAATATTAAAAGACTCAGTTTTGGAAAGTAATCCTGAACTGGTAGAAAAAATAAAGGATCTTTTCTAATGAAATACATAAATCCAATAGTTTTTATAACTAAGTTAATCTCCTTGATTAAGGAATTAAACATATTTAGACGTTATTTGGGAATCATATCCGAATTGGAAAAAAACGGAGACCTTACCAAATTAAATCTAAGACGAACTAGACTTGGTCGATTATACTATGTTAAAAATCTCCAACCAGAAGTTCTTTTAAATACTGATGATTTATCTGGATTTGAAATAATGCAAGTTAAAGAATCACTAGCTGACTATAACGATCCTATTACTAGACTTGGTATTATCGATTTTGTTAAAACCGGCTTCCGTAGAATTAAAACGCCAGACGTATATGCATATTTAGTTTGGATGGAATTTGATTTTAAACAAATTTCTCTAGAAAGAATTTTATACATTATAATTTATCCAGTTATTGTATTTTTCTTAATTTCACTAATTTTTATACCTGCACTTGGACAAGTAGAGTGGTCACAAATTTGGCAAACTTTAAATTCCAAATAAATAATAGTATCAAATAATCTTAAATTATGAATAAAGTAGAACAATTTTTACAGAAAAACGGATTAAAGGTAGTAATATTTTTATTAATTTTAACCTATATGAAATCTTGCGGAGTAGACCGTGAAGTTACTAAAATTAAAAAGCAATTAACTACTCTAGACTCGCTAGCAACAAAAAAGGACCTTGAAATTGAGGGTCTTAAAGCAGAAAAACGCATGATTCAGGCGACTGACCGAAAAATGCTAGACGTTCAACGTCAATCTGAGATTGATGCTGAATTGAAAAAACTTGGAGCACAATAATGAAAAATAAAGCAACCCATTACTTTATAATTGGTTCTTTTGTTACTTTATACCTCTTAGTATCAATTATTTCTACGATTCACGTAATCGACTTTTTTAAATTATCAAATCCTACTTGGCTAGCAGTTTCTCTTGCAATTGGCTTTGAAGTTGGTGCAGCTGCATCCCTAGCATCTCTTATTATTTTAGAAAAAATGAATAAAGGTATTGTTTGGGGTCTCTTTATTCTTTTAACTGCAATGCAAGCAATGGGAAATACGTATTATGCGTTTTCTCATCTTGAAAATTTTACAGGCTGGATTGAATTGTTTGGACTTCAAGAAGAAGATCTAATCTATCAAAAAAGGATTCTTGCAATTATATCAGGCGCAGTTTTGCCAATTGTTGCATTAGGATTTATTAAGTCTCTTGTTGATTATATTAAACCTACCCCAGAAGCCGTTCAAACTGAACCCATTGTAGAAGATTCTATTATAGAAGAACCGAGTATGGAACCAGTTGGACAGCCTGTCCAAGAAAGTGTCCAAGTCGAGACTCCTAATAAAGCGCCAAAAGTTAAAAAAAAGACTCCAGTGAGCCAGGAAAAATCTACTGGACCAATTGAAGTTGATTTAACTAAGCCAAAGCATATCGATTTACTTGAAGTTCCAGATAGAGATACCAGAAGACTTTCAGCAGATGAAAGAATCTCTAGAGGAATTGTTTCCTAAATCGAAGGTAAATAATAAAAAGAACTTCGGCTAATGTCTTACATTAAATTTAAAGGTGATCCAAGCTATAAAAGAGTCAATTCGGCTATGGCTAAATTATGCGATCCAGTCCCTGTTAAAAAGTCACTTAGGCTTATTGACAACTGTTTTTCAATAGTAGACAAAAATGTTAGCCAAGCTGATCTTTGTGACTTTGGTAAATTGGCATATCCTGCGGATTCTTATGTTAAACAGGAATTAGAAATATGTCAAGGCGAAACTGCCACGGTATTTACTAACAGTTTAGTTGGTGGAACTACTGCGGTTTCTTCAACGACTCTTAATAGCACTGCTGTAGTTACGGCTTCAGCTAATTCAGCAATTAGAGTCGGTAGTACAGTTTCTGGAAGTGGAATTGCTGATGGAACTACTGTTACTGCAGTTAGCGGAACGGCTGTAACTTTATCTAAGCCTGCTACTGCAACTAGCGGAAGCGTTAGTTTAACATTTGTTGAAGTTTTAAATCCAAACAAAGCTTATGTAAAGGGAGTTATTATCTATGTAAATTACCCTACGCTAGATGAAGACGGTGCAGAAATTAATCCTTCTGAATATCTACTAACTGGATCTATTTCTATGATTCTTACAAATGGTGGAAGCAGCCCATCTAACTTTACAATAGGACAAGCTTATATGCACTTTGCACCAGAGGCAACTACTGATCCAACTAAGATTATAAACACCTTAACTTTATTAAACCCAAGTTCAAAATTCAGCGTTAAAGTTAGTGTCTTATTAATTAAGACAAAAACTGATGTTGATCCAAATAATTGTGATTGCTAATGAGACCAGTAATGTCATATGGACAAAAGAATAACTTTATAAGTAGTATTCCATTTCAAGGAAGAGGAGATTTTGGTTTTGTTGCATCCCAATCAAACTTTACTCCAGGTATTACAATTAAACTTTTGCCGCTAGCAGATCTTTCTCTTCCGCAAGAGGTTGAAACATCAGAATTTGATCAATTAATAAATGACTTAAACGATCAATTTAGACCTGGTAAAAGACTTAGCGGCGTTGAAGTAAATACTCAACACCAAAAGGGAGGATCTCATAAAGTATTTGGAAGATTTATTGGATTTCAATTAGATAGAAAGAACCAAGTAATTAGAGCTTTTATTAGAGACTCTGCGTCTAATAAAAAAGTTGAAGTTTATCCTGCTTCGCTAATGACTGTTAACGAAGCCAGCTCTCACCATACAAAAACTTTTATGCAATTTTTAATACAAGACTAGAAAAGGTCAAGTATTAATACAATGCAAGAGATAGACATTCAACAAGAAAATTCTGCACCTAGTCCAAAGGCCAAAAAAGCGGCTTCGGTTAAACCAGAGGTCTCTGTACCAAATCAATTAGGACTAAAGAGTATTCCATTATCATTTCTACCAAGTCAGGGAAAATATTATCTTCCTGGATTTGAACTTTCAATTAGGTCTGCCACTGTTGCAGAAATTCGTCATTGGTCAACCATTGATGAAAATGACTTATTGTCAGTAGACGACCAATTAAACTATATTTTAGAACGTTGTGCAACTGTAACAATTGATGGAGTTCCAGCGAGTTGGAAAGAAATCTTGGAAATTGATAGATTCTATATTATATTTAGAATACAAGAGTTAACTTTCCCAAATGGAGAAAACTATATTCCTCATAAGTTTGAATGTGCATGCGATGAAAACGAGCCATACAGTGAAAAAAAACCTATTTCAAGTTCAATGCTGAGTGCATTTGATTTTCCAGAAGAGCTTGAAGTTTTTTATTCTGAAGAGCTTAAAGCATATCGAGTAGAATCAGAAAAACTTAATACTTCATTTAATCTATTTTTACCTACTCTAGGTACAATGCAAAAACTTAGAGATATTGTCTTAGATATTAATCGAGCCGGTAAAAAAATAGATAAGGCTTTCTTAAAAGTAGTTCCATACTTGATTGGAGATTGGGACAGTCTTACCCCACAGACGTTTTCTGCACTAAATGAAGAGTCTTTGACTTGGCATATTAACAAATTTACATTTATTACTAAATTTGCAGATGCTATCCAAAAATCTAAAAAACAGATTTTAAAGGATGACTGCCCTAAATGTGGAGCCAAAATAGAATCAAGAATTTTTTTGGACTCCAGCTTCACTGTCAAAGATCTTTTCCTTATTTCAGCTGGATTTAGTGAACTTGTTTGAGACTAACAAGTTCTTGGCGGTGAAGCTGAATCAACCATTGGACCAATTGTATTCGCTTCCGTTTTATGAATATTCAATCTACTTAACTATTATTAATAAACAAATAGAAGAATCTAACGCTAGAATTCTAGCTGAACAGGATGAATTATTGAATCTACCGGGAAGACTTGCATAATTTGGTTTTACTGGATATTTCGATAAATAACAAAAAGCAGTTTAATGAGCGGTCTATATTTAGAACTAGGAGCACTTAATCCAACCCTGAAAACCACTGGGCAAAGCGTTCCAAATTTAATGGATTTAATGCAGCCCGAAGGGTTTGTACCAGATTTAAATTTGGCAGAGTCTGTTTCTACAGCAAGTTCTCCATTGAGTCCTGCTACTGAAAAAACTTTACCTGCCGGTCAATCTGCTATAGTTAATTCCGATGAAATTTTATCAGGTCTTTCTGATACCCTATCAACTCTTTCTGAAAGACTACCTAAACCTAACTCAACTGTAAATAATTCAACGCTAAATACAGTAAATAATTCACTGTCAATTACAAGTGATCTTGTAAAGATTGAACCAAAGAAAGTTGAATTATCAATAAAGGATGTTGCCGCTCTAGAAGATCTTATCAAAAATATTTCTAGCGCAAAGGAGGAATCTACTAAAACTACCCCAGACGTTGTTTCAACTAAGGCTCTAACTACTGTTCCAGAAGAGACAGTTTCAAATAAACCCAAAGTAAGCTTAGATTTATTTAGAACTGCATTAAGTCAACAAGAAAATCAGCTCGAAGCTGACGTTAATTCTATTATAGCATCAGGTGGAGATTTATCGACTATATTTAAAACCGATGTAGTTAGCGCAACCGGCTCTGCTGCTGGAGGAGAATTGTCAAATACATTTAGTAAAGGTATTACGTCAGCAGTTGAAGAATTTGAAAGAACTGCCGAAATTGAAAAAACTAAACGAGAAGCACAAACAACAGCGACTCTTAGCTCAAACGACCCAGCCGCAATTTTATCCTTAATTAGTAATCCGTTAGCTCCTGCTAAAGAAGTCGAGCCGCCGACATTTAATAAAGCAATTGCACAGGGTCTCACAGATGTAGCCGAGTCTAATTCAAAGATCGTATCTCAAACCAATATTGTTAATCAAGCAGCCTCTACTTCTCCAGTTCAACCTCAGCCTAAACCAATAGAAGAGGTTACACCAAATCAGCCACAACCAAACCAAGCTGCAACTGCCGATGAAATGCAACCTAATACAGTTTCCGTAAATTCTGGAGATCCAGCCTTAGCCGGATATATGTTACAGATGCTAAATATTCTAAAGTCAGGTCAATTAAAAGTTAAAATCTCATAATAATGGAAGTACCTATTAATATTAAAACCGAAGCCAAACTTATAGTTTCAGAATATTCTCAAATATTTGAAGAGCTTGAAAAACTTGAAATGCTAGCTTCTAGTCTAGAATTACAAAAAGACCTTTTGCTAAGCAGATTGGAAACACTAAGAGAGCGTGAGCATGTGTTAATAGATAATATAGGAGAGGTCGATGCAAAAATTACATTAGAATCTCTTCTATCGTAATTATAAAAATTAAATTGAATCACGGATGCAGTCTAGATTTATAAAATTAACCGATTATTGTTTACTGGAATATCAGTATGAATCATTATCGCCGGCAAGTCCGATTTTAATTAATTCTCCGTTCTATGCATTAACATTAGGCGAGGGAGAGATTTACCTATACAACCCAGATTCAGCACTATATGAAACTGGAAACATTAAAGATTTGACTGCAGTTCCTCTGTCAACTAATAGCGGGCGATTTGTTTATTTAGACTCAGAAGATTCTCCAAACTATACAGAATATGCAATTAGTAAAGTTCCTGGAGCGTCTGAAACATTAATTCCAGCTGGATCAATTATTGCAGATCGAGTAAGATTCCATTTTGCATCTGGTTTTCAATTTGATGACTTTTCTAGCCTTGTACTATCAATTAGACAAGATATGAATAACGGTAATGCTTTAATATTAGCAAGCATACTAATTAATTCAACTACACTTGGTGATGTTTTATTATTTGCAACCAGACCAATGATTATTGGTAATGCAATGTACGACCGATATATTGATATAATTGTACCATCTATTAAAAATATGGATGAGCAGTTCTATACTTCACCAAACCCAGCGATTACTTTTGAATATAAAGCAACAACGGTTACGGTAAATGGCACGGCAACTGGAGTAGGCTTAGTTAAAAACAATCCAATTACAGTTAATCTATTTGAATGTAAAGAGGGTCCAGCCTTTAATACAGCAGACGAGGTTTATTCAACATATGATGTAAATCAAGCATATGTCGCTCAAGTAAGTCAAGCAAATGAATTTGATTTAATTGGTGCTAAAATTAGAGAAGCATTAGATGGAGATTATATTGAATTTAATGCAACCTGGAATGAAGGTTTCCCAGAAGAATTTATTGGTATACTTGAAAAACGTACTGGACAATCTTGGATAATCTTTCACCAGCTTACAATATTTGAACAAATTGGCTCATCATTTATTAAAAGTGGTGACGCAACATTCTTTCAAGAAAGTAATTTTGATGAACCTCTAATTTATAGACCAATTTTAAAAAATGCAAATGAGGCAGTTAGCATGGCAATTGACTATTCAGTTAGATTAGTTAATAGAACAACAAACGAACAAATTATTAGAACTGGATCTCTAGTAGTAGTTAATCCAAATAAGTATGGAAAATCTTTAAGTAAACTTGAATTGGCAGATAAACCAAATTCTAATAGAATTAATAACTTAATTATTACTAAAGTTACAGATTCACTTAAAGTATACAATGAAACTGAAGCAAACCGCTCAGCTACTTCGACTAATCAGGCGGCTTTAGCAGTTCAATCAGTTGAAACAGTGCCTCAAATTGAAATCCGAACTGTTACCGAATACGTTCCAGTATTATTTTCAAATAATAGCATTTTATTAGCGGAAAGCAGTAAAATGACTGGAAGTGGTCAAAACACTGAAGTTGCATATGGTCAAGGTTTACTTTCTATTATAGTAAGTCCATTTGATAATGTTTTTAAATTTAAAGTAAAACAAGAAAAATTAAATACTTCAGGTAATCCTGTAATTAGAACAGTTGATCTTACACAATTTTCATCATTTGAATTAGTTTTTGGAACAGATAATTCAAGAGTTACTGTTAAAAATACTACTAAACAGTCTGAAGTTAATTCTGATCTTGGAGAAATTCTATTTAAGTTTGATGTAGCAACAACGTCTAAGATTCTTATGTTAGAAGATACAAAATTCTATATTGTATCGGTAGGAAGTGACGGCACCCGAACTGCCCTATACACAGGAAAATGGTATAAGCCAGACGGAGCAACTGAGGCAACTACTCAAAACACAGCAGAGGAAACTAGAATTAAAGCTGAAGAAACTTTAAGAAAGAGACTCGACGAGCTTTCTACTTTAGTTGATCAGCTTAGGGATGAAAATGCAAACCTTAGAAAAAATAGTATTAAGTACCAAACTTCTCAGGCATCAAACTCAACGTCAGATACTGCGCCAGATTCTAACCCAATCAGACAAGTTAAACCACTCTCGACTGGATATGGAAGGTCCTTAGGTAGACCTGGATCAGGCGGGAGATTTACCGGAGATGATATAACGACTCAATTCTAATCAATTACAATAATCCAGTGAATCGCTATATAAGGCACAGATAAATAATAAAAAATAGATCGTCTATAATGAACGACTTAACAAAAAACTTAATCAAAGAATTAAAAGCAGCACAAGCTGTATCTGAAAGCAGAATGCTACAGATGTTCGTCGCTGGCGTTGAGGCCAACGTTAATGCTTCTGGCAACATCGAGCAAGCTCTAGCCGATCTAGCTGAAGTTAGTGAAAAACTACAAAATACTGAACTTGATGCAATCGTTAAGAAATTTAACGAAATGTCAAATACTCCAGCTAAAAAATTAAAAATGATCGAAAACGGCGCAGCAGTTCTTCCAAAGATTGCTCAAATTAAAGAATCTGCAGCATATGCAGACCCTATTTTTAGAACAGTTGTTTTAGGTCTTGAAAAAGCAGTAACTGTAAATTCTGAGCCAATCGTGGTAGAATCAGTTATTACTAAACTTGCACCATTTTCGTTTGACTCTACTGTTAAGTCAGTGGTTGCTGAATTAACTAAATATGTATCAGAAAATCGTGCAACTATTGCAATCTTCAATACAATAGCAGATTTAAAGAAAGCACCAAACGCATATTATGCAAAAGTTTGCGAAAAACTAGAAGGAGCAATTCTTGAAGGTAGAACTTCAGTTGATGCTTTAACTATGATTTTAGCAGAAGCTACTGCTCAACCAGTTATTAAGAATCTTCTTAATAGACTTTCACAATTTGAATCTTCTCAAAACGGAGGATTTAATTTAGGTTCAGGTAATAGCTCAACTAAAATTAATCCAGTAGTTGGAGTTTATACTAGAACTGCAAACGGAGTTAGAGTTTTAATCGAGAATCATATTATTGATATGAATGGTGAAGAAGAAGCCGAAATGGTTCCTTTCTCATCTCTTCCACAAGAAGACGAGTTTACTCAAACTGCAAAAGCTTACACTGATTTAGGTTTTAAACCTACTGAACATGGTGTAGAAGCTAAAGGTAAAGCAAATACTATTGCATTTAAAGTTTCTCCAGAAGGCGAAGTTTCATTTGAAATCAATGGTAAAGTTGCAGAAGACTTAAATAGCTCTGAAATTTACAAAACTTTAGTTGTTGAAACTATTGCATTTAAGCAAAATGTTGCAAAAATTTTAGAAAATGCAAATATGATTGCTCAGTTTGAATTCGTTCAACGATTTGTTACTGAAGGTGCTCAAAGTTATGCTATTAATACTGAAAAATCTGGTATTTTTGTTTTAGACAGACAAGGTCTTAAGAAATATGATACGTTAGGATTCCATAAATATGTTGCTGAAACATTTAAGTATGATGTAAGCGATATGTTTGCAATTCAACTTTCAGAAAGACAAGAATTTATTAAAAGCGTTAACGAAAGAAAATCTGCAATCCAAGCTGATATTGCAAAATTAGAAGAATCTATCTCTCAACTAAATTCAGTAATTGCAGAAGCAGATGAAGAAACTCAAGATCAATTGGAAACTCTTAAGCATACAATTAATTCAAGTATTGTAGGTCTTAAGGATGAATATCTTTCGTTAGATGATAGTTTAGAAACTGATCCTATGTTAGGTTCAAACGGTTCTAAATATGGAATCGGCGATAAAGTAATGCATAATGGTGAACCGGTTGAAATTAGCGGAGTTACTGCAGATGGTTTATATCAATTAAGCAATGGCGAAACCGTTAAAGAGGACGAGATTATGCCAGAAGTTGAAACTATGTAATTTTTTAATATTTTAAATATTTTTAGAGCCCGAGGTAACTCGGGCTTTTTTATTAGTATAATAATCTAAACATACTTAAAGTAGTAACATGGCAAAACAGAAAACAGCAGACGTATTGATTAGTCTAGAAGAAGCTAGAGAACGCGGACTCCTAATCCATACCAAAAAAGACACACCGTATTTTAATTACAGTTTATTTGTACGTTCAGAAGATGAAGTTAAATACAATATTAATCAAAACATTAGTAAAACTGCTACAGGCGGGGAATACTTTAGTCCATTATTTAGAACCGATTGGAATACTAATGGTCATCAATTTCAACTAGAAAACTTAGACCAAGAGGACGTGTGGTTAGATGCAGGTGGACATATTGGAGTTTTTGCAACTCGTCTCTTAACCCAATTTCCACGAATTAAGAAAGTTTTGTCGTATGAACCTTTTCGTAATAATATTGAGTTTGCTGAACTTAATCTTGGAGAAAATGGCGTAGCTGACCGTTGTGAAATGATTGAGGCTGCACTTGTACCAAACGATGATACAAAAAATGTAGACTTCTTTTTAGCTTGGGATTCAGGTAAACACTCACTACTTCCAGTTAGAGGTCGTACTCAAGTAACAGTTCCTGCTAAAAACTTTAGCGAAGCCCTTAAAGAAGCAACCTGCTTAAAAATGGATGTAGAGGGCGCTGAATACGATTTGATTAAATCTGTAGAAGATTGGTCAAATATCAGAATTGCTATTATCGAATATCATTTCCACTATCGTAATCTTTCTAAAGGGCGCGTTGAAAAATTCAATGAAATCTTAGATATTTTTAGAGCAAATTTTGATGACATTTATGTTTGCCCTAATGTTGAAAATACTAAAACTTGGATTACTCACTTTGCAGCAGTAAAGAGAGGTTAATTTAAGTTGATCTAGACCTACAGGCCGAGGAAACTCGGCCTTTTTTGTAATCTTATGATGAAACTATTGTATAATAAAAATATGAATACCCCAGCTGCAGTATATGCATATTTTGGATATCTAGGTGATTTTTCAACAGATATTCCAGGTCACACATTTTATCAACTTGGTCTAATTGATCAATTATGTCTTTCTCATCATGTAGATAAAGTCGATTTTTATTCCTACTTATCACATGATTCGATTGGAGCAGATCAAAAATCTCCAGTTTGGCCAAAGAGCCCAGTTACGCCAGTTTTTGAAAAATTTACCAAAGAAAGAATTCGTTCCTACAATTTAAGTTTTCCGAAAATTATGGAAAATATTGAAAAGGGTCGATATGAAAAAATATTTCTAAAAGCTAGATTTAGAAATCTTTCAACTTTAACTAAACAATTAACTGATGCTAAGCAGTTTGAACTAATTATTACAGCAGCAATTCAAAGTGGCCAGGCAAATAAGGTTGTAATACTAGATACAGATCTTTCACTAGAACCAGAGTTTGTGGAATTTTGCAAATCTCAAGGAATCTCATTTGAAATTCCATCAATAGACTATCCAAACATATCAAAGGCCTTTATTAAAGACTGCGAAAAAGTTTGGTTAGAAGAAACAGATCGTTTTGATAGAAACAATAAGATTTTTTATTATGGAAATATTTCATTTGGAAATTATAAAGCAGGTCACGCAAAAAATCCAATTGTAGTTGATGCAATTAAAAATTCTGCAGAGTTTAAATCATTTACTGGAAAAAAATATGAGGTATCAGTAGCTGGAAAGCTTGACCCAGCTTTAGCAGAAGAGTTTACAGAAAGACATATTAAATTAATTAAACGATACGATCGTTCTGATATTTGGAATGAATATGCAAGTTCAACCATTAGTTTAAATATTTCAAAGGATCTTTATGTAGAACGCGGATTTTATCCAGCCAGGGTATACGAAAGCCTTATATTTGGCGCGATTCCAGTCTCATATAAAGATTATCGTATTCATGAAGCTCTTGGATTTACAGATTTGGTTAAATTAGAAGAAATTCTGGCATTTTTTAAAGATTCTAGCCCTTCTGACCGAGCTTCCATCTATTCTAAGTGTATTTCAAATCTGTTTCCATTTAGATAAATAAAGAAAAATGGCCTTACTATTAAATGGCATCAAAATATATTCAATCTAGGGAATCTGTATTATCACTAAACCCTGGGGACGCGGAGAGATTATCATCATTTATTAATGAGTTTGGAGAGTCTCTTATTAACATTATTGAAAACTGTGCAATCCGAATCCAGGACGTACAAACTGCAACCGATACTGCAGATTTTAGAAAGTATCAGCTTTCATTAGAAAGCGTTGGATTTAACCAGTCTGAAATTACCCAAATCGAGCATACTCTATTTGCTAAGGGTCTTATTGGAGAAAATCTTTTCGTTGAATCAAATTATCAAATAACTAGAATTGTCGATGAATATACTTCAATTAATGAAGGAGTAGTTGATTTTTTAGCTGGTTTATGGAATGCGTTAACTGAAGACAGTTCGCCAATTGGCATTCTTCAATTCTTATTAGATTTAATTGGATTTATTCCAGCATCATACGTTGGATTTCCAATTGATGTTGTTGCAGATGGATTAAATGCGATAATTTACATGTTTAGAGGACGTTGGCTAGATGCAGGGATTAGTGCAATTGCAGCGTTTTTACCTGGAATTGGTGATGCAGCAAAAGCGGTAAAATACGGTAAAAACGCAGCCAAATTAGAAAAAGCATTTGAATCTATTATTAAAACCGGTAAAGCTGAAGAAAAACTTATTGCTGAACTTGCTGCAGATTCTGGTGCAAGGGTTGTATTAGATGGAATGTCATCAGTTGGTACAATTATGCTTAAGGTTTTTCATGGTATTGCTTTAGGAATTGGTCATATATTAAGTATACCTCCCATTAGTTGGCTTACATTTGGTGGAAGTACCGCATTAGGAAAAAAACTTATTTCTTGGGTCGATGAAGTAATCACACCAGTTGCTAGAAATCTAGAAAAATTTGGTGGCGAGACCGTACTTAAAGGCGGCGAGGATATTGCATCTCTAATAAAGACTGGAGATATTTCGAAAATTACAGATAATATTGATGAGTTAATTGCAGCTGGAAAATTTGGAGATATTGCTCAGCATGTTCCTTTCAGAAAAATGCTTGCAAGTTCTGAACTTGCATTTACTAAGGAAATGGCTTCCAATCCAGACCTATTTAGAAAGGCAGTTGATGCAAACTTTGATAAATTTAAAAATGAACTTATCGATTTTAGATCAAAGTTGAAAAAGCCCCTTGAAAAAGCTGAGCTTGATATGCTAGACAATGAAATGAGAGCTGTTTATTATGAAATGGAATCAAATAAATTGTTTGTAAAAGGTCTTCTTAAATTAGATGAGGCTGGCGGAGAGGTTCTTGCAAAATATTGGTCAGCGGCAGCAGTTGGTGGAAAGGGTACAAGTCTATCAGCAGATATTTTTAAAACTTTAAAGGACGATCCCGAAAATATTAAGAAATTTTTTGGTTGGTTAGTAAGCCACCCAGAAACAGTCAAGGCATTAAATGATGCTGGCCCAGGCGTAACTCAACTATTTAGAGTATTTGCAAAAAACCCTGAAATTGCAATTAAATTGTCAGAGGCCGGAACCCAAGCTGCTGCAAAATTTGCAAAACTTCAAGATGAATTGGGAGATCTCGGTATAGCTTTAGTAAGAAGAAGATTTAATAGAAACCGCCTTATTACTGCAAAATATTTAATCGGTGCAGCATTGCGTTGCCCAGTTAGTTTTATGGCAAAGGGCGCAAACGTTCTTACTGGTAATCTTGGTAAAATGTTTGGACCAGAAAAGACTGCTGATAAGAAAGGATTTGGAGAATTTAATGAAGGATTAAAGTATATTAAATACAAATACGAATTTTTAGCAGAGGCTGCTAAAACTGAAGAAGTCGAAGCTAGTTCAGTGACTAATGCTTGGGGAAGTAGCGAACAACACACAAACGTTGCTATCCAAACTGAAGAATTAAAAAAGGAAGTAGCAGTTGAAACCAAAAAGATTGCAGATACACAGCTTACTGCAATTATTGGTCCTAAGAGCTTTAATGATATTTGTTTAAGTGTTCCAGCTCAAGTTATCGACACTGCAGCTGCGACCCAAACTTTGACTGATACCGGCGGACATGGTGATAATACTTCTAAAATTCAAGAGATAACTGGAGCTACTCCATTGAGCGCAACTGCTAATGATGATGCAGTTAATCAAGTTCTAGATCAAACTGGTGTACCAAGAGTAAATAATTCAACGGAAGGAATTTTTGTAGAATTTAATGCTGGAACTGATCCTAATTTAATTGCAGAAGCTAGACTCGATGCCGATCTTGGAGTTAGAGGATTATGGTATCACTTAGCACAAATTCAAAATGGAGAAATATCATACGAAGGCTCTATTGTAAATAAAATTAATTCATTAATGGATTTATATGGAAGCTATTATAATAAGGTTTCAGCAAATGCCGATAGACTCTCAAAACCTTCTTTATATCCAAATCCAACTGAAATTGCTTGGATTAAATCTGAATTAGCTAAAGTAAAAGCAGACCCGTCTTATATGCCAAACTTTTTTGGCGCAGACGTAAATCCAAATGTATTATTTAAATAATTATGAAAAACTATACTAGTCTAAACCAATTAATACTTGAAGCAGAAGAAGATGTTAAATTTAAATTAGAAGGTCGTCCAGAAGATAACTTATTAAATGGACTTGTGCCTAAGCGATTTGCATATTCTTATACTTATCCTAAGAATTCTACTTCGATTATTACGCCTAAATCAATTTTAGATTACATTATAAATTCAACCGAAGGCGATGCTAATCAAATCAAGACAACTATCAATAGTTTGTCTAGTCCATCTGCGGTTGGAATTTCCGCAGATCCTTCAAATAAGGCAGGTCTTCTTGGAGGAAAAAACCGTGTAGAGGGGCATGTTTACATATTTAAAAATGTAACAGATGATTCGGTAAAATCTGTAAATCCAGAGCAATTACTAGGAAAAACTGGCTCAAATAATATTACAGCTCTTCATGTTCTTTCTACTCCAAGAACAAGCGGAGAGTCAATTCAGCAAAATTTGGCAAAGATTATAAATTCTTCTGGCAAAGCTTCAACTAATTCTACAACTTCTTCAACTACAACTTCGGCTCAATCTACTTCCAAGCTTACAATGATGGAATTAAATACAATTATGCCAAAGGCCGGACCTGGTGGAAAACCCAATGGCGGTATGGTGTATTTTACAAAAGTCGTCAATGGTACATTTAGAAATCCAGCTTCACCAGATGTACTACTAAAAGATAATGAAATAATTAAGATAGGAGACGTGTCTCCAGTTATGCTTGTGCTTAGTAAATTTTTTAGTTCACAAAGTCCACTAAATTCATTAGTTAAAGGCCAAGTTGATTCGTATACCCCTGACATTAAGTCTGCATTTACTGAGATCTTAAATAAATCCGGAGATCCTGATTATAAAGTTGGTCCATCATACGATTTAGATAAACTAACAAAAACTCAATTGGTTTCAATTATGTCAGTTTGGTTAATTTATGCAGTAAATAACGGGCTAATTCCAAGATCAGAGGTTGAAACTGATACATATCCAACACTAAAAACTTTTATTGATTCGGTAACAGCCGCTGCTTCTGCCGCACCGGCAGGCGGACAGCCTGCTTCGGGTCAACCTGCTGCTGGACAAGGTTCGGCTATGGATCAAGCTACACTGGCTGCAAAGAAGAAAAAGCAAACAGCACGATTAGCTGGACCAACTAGCATCGAAAATGAACAGGAACTTATTGAAATTTTAAAAGGTACTGGTTATACTGATGCGGATATATTTGTAAATAATAAATTACACCCAACCTTTTCATCAGGCTTAGTTACTGCGGCTGGAGATTCTTTTAAGAACGCCTCTGCATGGAAGGCAACTGATAGCACCGGAAATATTATTCTTGAATTTGATACATCTAACATTGGTGCATTTAATGCAGATGGAACAGCTAAGATTTTTACGCCAAACTTTACTGGAATACATTCGGCCCTTGGAATTTTACGTTTAATTTTACTAGATAAACAAACTAAATCTCCTATTTCTGGCCAACCAACCTTAAATAGAGTCCCAACTGCCGCTGATTTACTAGCCATGTCTAAGAGAAAGACCGGTTCAATAACTGGACCAATTCAAGCTGACATAGATTTAGTTAAAAAGGGCTTTGGATGGGATAATGATTTAGCACAAGCTATTACATTTTACCGAACCGAATATTATAAAAAGGCATAAATAATAAAATTTTATTAAAATGAAGAAAATTAAGTCTATATCTATTTTATTAGAGCAAGGTCCACCTGATCTTAGCGCTCTTCAAAGTGGAACTATTACTAATCCAACTACACAACCAGCTGACGGTAAACGAAAGACCGGTGACAAAAAGAACGACGGATCCGGCACAACTCAACCTGACCAAGAGTCAAGCAGCCCTTCTCAAGAAGAGCTTAAGACCAAACCCCCATATGTAGATTTATTAAAACTTCCGGGCTCCCAAATAAAAGAAAAAGTCGATTTTTCTGGAGAGACTTGGGAAAATTGCGTTAGTTGGGAATTAAAGGATAAACCTGCATTTAACCCAACTGCAAAGACCGCACAGGATGTAAATAGAGACTATTTCTTCAAAGGGGACCCCGCTAACCCTGACGTTAAGGTTTTTTGGAAAAAAACTGCAACTTCTGGATATGAACCACATTTATTATATAGCGGTAACTATCAAGTAGGTGGAGGCAAACTAACGCTTTCCGGTTCATCTGGTCAAAAGGAGACAATTGATTTAGCTACAGGTAAAATTGATTCGACTAATGTTGCAGTTTTACCTTCATCTACAGATCCCAATGCTTATGCACAAGATATTAATTTAGCAAAGGCAAATCTTTCAAGAAATACTACTGGATTTAACTCTTGGTATTTCAATATGAAAATGTTTAATTATAAAACAGAGAATCCTGGTTTTAGAGCTAAAATAATTGAAGGTATATCTAAACTTGGTAATCCTCAGGCTACAAAGTTTTCAAATCCAACTGGTAGCACTTGGGCAGGTCTTGATAAAATCAATATGACAATTTCAATGGATTATGTTGATAAACAAGCTAAAGCTGGTTGGGGTTTTTGGCCAGTTGCTCAAAAATTTTTATCTCAGTTTGGTGGAGGCCAGCGATTAATAGTTTTTGGATCAATTGCTGACATTAGCCAGCCAGTTAATGTAAAATTAAAAACTGAAGGAAAGGAAAACTTTGCAAGCGGTACTGAATATCTGGCTTATAAATTAGAAATTGCTGCTAGAGACACAGCTGGAGGCGGCGGTCACAGTAATAAAGCAGACGGCGACGGAATCAATAGCGTATTTAGTGACGATGAAGCGCTTGCATTCTGGTATTGCCTAGCTGCTCTATCTCAGGGAGTAGTGAACCAATTAAATGCTTTTGCTAAAGACGGAGGATATAATTACAAGCGTGGAGAAGGCGACACTTGGTCAGCCGTTGTACTTAATGAAGTTGCATCTGATATGAACACTGGAGAAAGTTATAAAAATATGTATGACAAATATATTTCTGCCTTGGCTAAGAACAATGGAAAACAGTTTGACGAACAAACAATGGCAAGCCTTGCTGCGGCAGACGGTGTTAAAGATATTGATAATACTCTAGACGCAAGGTTCTTTAAAACTGCAGAAGACTTATATCGAGTAGGCGAAACCCATTTAGTTGATGCAATGTCGTCAATGGCAAAGTACGTTAAGCCCGAGGAAACTTCTCATTATGTTAAATAATTTAAACTATCTGTGTTAATAATTAATATTAAAAATACTGATTCGCTAGAAAGGGCGCTCAAAATATTAAAACGAAAGGTTGTTGATACTAAGCAGTTACAAAACCTACGCAATCGTAAGGAATTTGAAAAGCCTAGCGTAAAACGCCGCTCTGAAATTAATAAAGCAAAGTATATTCAAAAAAAGAAGGATGCACTTAATAAATGATTTTTACATTCACAGATTATTTAGCGGAAAGCGAAAAGCAGCTTGAAATTAGAGCAGCCGGTCTCGCTATTATCTGGGAAGGAAAGATTTTATTAATTCATCCATCAAATGCAAGTTGGAAAAATCAACCGTTTGGAATTCCTAAAGGAGGAATCGAACCAGGCGAAGATCTTTTAACTTGCGCAATTCGTGAAACTAGAGAAGAGACCGGGGTTACGGTAGATCCAGAACTAATTGATAAAAATGAGAAATATTTTGTATTTTACCGTCGCGGTATTCCTCACAGTCGCTGCGCTTACTTTGAAGTACACATTGAGAGCCTTGAACAAATTGGCCTCGATTCGCCTAAATTACCTAAAGAACAACTACAAGCCGAGGAGGTAGATTGGGCTGGATTTATTCCATTTCAAGAAGCAGTTGAAAAATTATCACGATCTCAACAGATAATTGCTCAACGTTTGATTGAAACTATCGAATAGAGTTTGGTATAATATCTTAACAAAAACAAAGATATTTATGTCAAACGAAACTGTAACTCAAGAAGAGCAAATTTTAGAATCAGTTGATCAGATTATGGATCAACCTACTGAGGTAACTGAACCTCAACAAGAATTATCAGAAATCGAAAGTCTTAAAGCACAACGTCGTGGCCATTTTGATGTTCAATCAATGACAATGGACGATCTTAAATGGTTAAGAAATTTCCTAAAAAATAGTGTTGAATTTACTGGACCAAACGAAGCTTTCGTTATTCTACAAAATCATAACATGCTATTGGGAGAAATTGAAAACCATAAAGGAGAAGGTAAAAATTCTGAGGTTAGCCCAGTTAGATTACCTGCCGCTTGTATCGAATCGTGTCTTTACTTTTTAAATAGAGCAAAATTCACAGGTTTGCATAATGCACAAGCATTATTTAAAGTTTCTTTCCAATTAAACAGTGCCTATTCAAAAGTTCATGAGTTGGATAAAGCTATTAAAGCTCTTGAAACTCCAGTCGAGGCTCCTAAAACAGAGGAAACTCCCGCCTAATTTATTGGCGTCTTTTATATGCCGAAAGGAGACCAAATTGGTCTCCTTTTTTGTATAATAAGTATATGACAAATCTCAAGCAAATTCAGGAATTTATTGAATCGATGAATGTAACATCATCGACTAATGATAAAAAAGCAGTACTTAGTCAATTTGATAGTCCATTTCTTAGAAAGATCCTGGAATATACGTATTCTCCATTTAAACAGTATTATGTAACTCCGGCCAATTTAAAAAAGCACGCAGAGCTATCCACTAATAAGTATAGTGATCTATTTACGTTACTAGACGACCTGAATGACAGGCGTATCACTGGCAACACTGCAATTGCATATATGAATGGATTTATAGCTCAAAATTTGGAGTTCTCAGAAGTGATCTATAGTATCTTAGATCGCAACCTAAAAACTCGTGCTACAACTACTCTAATTAATTCAGTTCTTCCAGGAACTATTCCAACGTTTGACGTTGCGCTAGCTTTACCATATGACGATAAAACCAAAAAGAAAGTAAGGCTTGAAGATCATTGGTATATGAGCCGTAAACTCGATGGAGTCCGCTGCATTACGATAATTGATGAGACTGGTGAAATTAAATTCTTTTCTAGAGGCGGCAATGAGTTCCTAACTCTAGATACGCTGAAGGCTGACATTAAAAAACTAAACCTAATTGATACTGTTCTTGATGGTGAGGTTTGTATGATGAATGCTGAGGGTCAAGAAGATTTTCAAGGAATTATTAAAGAAATTGGTCGCAAAAACCATACAATTAAAAATCCTAAGTATTTGGTATTTGACTGCTTAACCTTGGAGGAATTTAATACTCAAACTTCTTCAACTGATAGAACCTTTAAGGATCGAATTACAATTGCTGCTTTAATATTTAGTGGAATTGACTTAAAAAATACTACAATATTAAAACAAACCTTAATTGAATCTGAAGAGCAGTTACAAACTGAAATTACTAATTCGACTGCTCAGGGTTGGGAAGGTCTAATGCTAAGAAAAAACACACAATATATTGGAAAACGTAGCGATGAAATCCTTAAAGTCAAGAAATTTTGGGATGCAGAATATATTGTAGAAGGTGTTGAAAACTCAACTCACCGAGTTATCGAAGATGGCCGAGAGGTTGAAGAAGAAATGCTTGGAAATATTTTCATTACACACAAAGGAAATCAAGTTAGGGTTGGTTCAGGTTTTTCAATTGAACAGCGACGTCAATTTTATAAAAACCCTGATCAAATTTTAGGTAAAACAATCACTGTTCAATATTTTGAAGAAACAACTGACCAGCACGGTCAGCACTCTTTAAGATTTCCAGTTATTAAAGCAATTTACGAAAAAACAAGAACAATATAATGCCAAGAATTATTTTAGTAGGACCTGGTGCATCAGGTAAAGATTTCATGAGAAAACGCCTTGAAGAAAGAGGCATGACTTACGCAGTAAGTTATACAACACGTCCGCCAAGACCAGGCGAAAAGGACGGCAAGGATTATTTTTTTCTTAGTCAAGAACAGTGTCAATCAATGAAAGATGAAGATGAATTTTATGAAGTAATTGATTTTAATGGATGGTCATATGGCACTACTCTTAAACAGTTTTATAGAGATGATGTTTTTATTATGACCCCAAGCGGACTGTCTCATCTTTCTGAAGAAGATCGTGCAAAATCATTTGTAATATTCTTTGATATTGAAGAAGAAATTAGAAAAACTCGACTTGAAGAAAGAGTTATGCCAGGCCACACAGTTGATGCAAGACTTCAAGCAGATAGAGAGTTATTTGCTGGATTTTCAGATTACGATTTAAAAATAACAAACCCAAACTTTTAATATGTCAACCTTTAACGGAACCCTAATTAATGTAGATGATACTCAATTTGTATCAGCCAAATTCAAAAAAAGAGAATTTGTAGTCGGGACTAATGATAAGTACCCACAGTATGTAACATTTGTTGCAATCCAAGAAAAATGCGAAATGCTAGATTTTGCAAAACCTGGAGATCAAATTCAAGTTGGCTATAAATTAGCCGGTCGTAAATGGGAAAGTCCTAGCGGCCAAATCAAATATTTCAATACAATTGAAGCAACTCAAATTCATATTGCAAAATCTAATAATATTTTAGACGAGCAAGATATGACTGATGATGAAATTATGAATGACTTATTTGGAGATGCTCCGAGTACGCCTAAAAAGTCTACTCCTATTCAGGATGATGATTTGCCATGGGATATCTTAGATTAGTATAATATAATAAAACGTAAGAAATGAAGTACATATCAATTGATTTGGAAACTACTGGGTTAGACCCACAAAACTGTCAAATACTACAAATTGGTGCAGTAATTGAAGACACAAATGAAGTTAAGCCAATTTCAGAATTACCTAAATTTAATTGTGTAATTGAGCATCCACACTATTCAGGTTCAGCCTTTGCAATTAACATGAACATGAATCTTATTGAGATTATTGCTGGCATGGAAAAAATTCCAAGAGAAGAACGAGGTGAATATCGTAAAAAACACAATATCTTAACTCCACAAATGGTAGCTACTGCATTTGCAAGTTGGGCCGCTTTTCATGGTTGTGAAGTCGATGGAGACAGGGTTATTATTAATGCGGCCGGAAAAAACTTTGCATCGTTTGATAAAGTTTGGCTAGAGACCCTAATTCCAACTTGGAACACTAAAGTTAAAATTAGAAACCGGATTATTGATCCAGCTGTACTTGTTACCGATTGGAAAACTGATCAGTCTTTGCCAGGTTTAGGAAAGTGTAAAGAGAGAATTGGATTAGAAAATCATGTTACTCATGATGGATTAGACGATGCAATCGATGTAATTGAAGTAATTCGTAAAGCTACAAATAATTATCAGAATGCGAGTTATTGATTATAAAGCTGCTCTAGAAAGCATGTACATTGATATGATGGAAGAAATGTATAAACACCTTGCATCCAACAATTTTACATGGCCAGATGATATTCCATTTGATGAAAAGGAAAAAGAAGACCTCTTAAAAGAAATGATAGTTTATTTTGAAGGGCAAGAAGAATTTGAAAAGTGTGAAGAGCTCACAAAAATGAAAACTATTTAGTATATTAGATCTATGATAAATGAAACAACTCGCCTTGGATATTGCTGTATTAACCTATCACTAGATAGAAAGGTTACTGCAAATCGTGGTATGATTAAGAAAACCTTTCAACAAAAGGGTATTCAATACTGTGGCGAGTTGGCCCATCAAAATATCAAGGATATTCTTACGATCTTAAAATGGAATGTTGCAAATGACATTTATGTTTATCGTATGTCTAGCGATGTTTTTCCATGGATGTCAGAATATGAAATTACTCAATTGCCAAATTTTCAGGAAATTCTACCCGACATGCAGGCAATTGGAGAATTTGTACTTGCAAATAATATTAGATTATCAATGCACCCTGGTCAGTTTGATGTTTTACCTTCGCCAACTCCAAGCGTTGTTACAAAAACTATCAAAGATTTAAATCAGCATTCTGAAATTATGGATCTAATGGGATTACCAAATGACCATAGATTTCCAGTTAATATTCACGTAGGCGGAACTTACGGTGATAAAGAAGCGGCTGCTGATAGATTTTGTCAAAATTTTAAACTACTTAGCAAATCTGCCCAAAACCGACTGGTTGTAGAAAATGATGATAAGGCTACACAATATTCAGTTCAAGATCTCTATGATTTAATTACTGCAAGGATTGGAACACCTATCACATTTGATTTTCACCACCACCGATTTAATACCAGTGGATTAACTGAAGAGGATGCTCTAACTCTTGCAGCTTCAACTTGGCCTTGCACTCCGCTAACACACTATTCAAGTTCAAAGAAAACATTTGAAGATTCTTCAGTTATTGCTAGATCTCATGCAGATTATATCTATGAACAAATCAATCCTTATGGATTAGTGTTAGACATTGAAGTTGAAGCAAAAGCCAAAGATCTTGCTGTTCTAAAATACAGAGAACAGTATAATACTCTATTAGAAAATTATATTCCATTTGAACATGAGCGACTGCAAGAATTGTAAATCAAAGGAAATTAGGACTCAGCTTAAAGGGATATTTGATGAGTTATTTGTCGGTGATGATATTCGAACTAATCGCTTGAATATTTGTTATGATTGCGAAAAATTCCTAGCCGACTCCGGTCAATGCGGAGAATGTGGCTGTTTTATTTTTGCAAAGACCGCAACTAAGGATGAATCGTGCCCTTTACCCGAACCCAAGTGGTAGTTAATAAATAATTAAGATTTAACGATCCTCAGTTTACTCAACTAATCAATTTTTTCAGCTGAGAAAATTCCTAACACCATGGATAGTGACAGTATTTGCCAAATTAAAACAAAAGAAGAGAAAGATCATGGGGACTTGGATCCTGATCCTGGCGACTTTCTTCAACCCTCTTGGTTTCGATGCCCTATTTGCTCTAATTATGAAATGGACCGGTTCTTATTGGATTACGGACGCTATTTTCTATTGCCTATCGGCATTCTTTTTTGGACTTTATTTTTTATTTTTTAGAGAAAAACATAAGACTTCTTAGTATATTATCAGTATAAAACTAATAATATGAACGTCGAACTACAATCTGTAACATCATCAACTATTGATGCATTTGGTTATGACCCTACCCTAAATGAACTATATGTTCAATTTAAAAGCGGCTCAATTTATACATACCAAGGAGTTTCCGAATCAGTGTACGCTGGATTATGCGAAGCCGAATCCTTTGGTAAATTCCTAAATGCCAATATCAAAGGCACATACGATTACCTTAAATCATAAGCATGGGATTTAACAAATATTTTATTCCAGATCCAGCAGATTTTATTGAAAGACTTGAGAAGTTTACTGGTCCAAGAGAATTTGTAGCAATTAAGAAAATTGATGCAGTAATGGGCGATAGCTTATCTGTTGATATGTTAGATAAAATGTATGAAATGGTTAGAGCCGGCCATACAAACGAAGAAGTTTTAATAGAACTTAAATCAATGTTAAAGTAGAATAACCTATAAATTAAAAGCTATGTATTATTTAGTAAGAATCAAATTTGAGACCGAAACCGAAAGTGGTAAACGTAAATTCATTAAAGAATTGTATGTTGTAAGTGCTAACTCTGTATCTGATGCAGAAGCTAAAATCCGAGCTAGATTTGGAGATGGAATTTCAGCAATGACTGTTGAGTCTGTTCAAGAATCCAAAATCCTTGGAATTATCGAATAATCTTGCATGCCATGTAAAAAAGAAAGGGACAACTGAAAAGCTGTCCCTTTTTTAATTTAATAAGGTTTGTCTTATTTCATGATATAAAGATATCCTAAACTACCAACCAAAATTCCACTAATAATTTTAGTAAAGGTTAATTTAGTTTTAAGCTTCTTATTTTGCTTTTGAAGATCTTTAACCCATAAACCCTGAGTTTCAAATTTCAATTGCTCATTTTTAATACGATCTTCGTACATAACACCCTTTTGAACATGACCTGAAATGATACTATCTTTTAGCACAATCTTTTGATTAAGTAAAACTAATTGTTCATTTGCAAGTTTAAGTTCAGCCTTTGCGCTATCACCACCAATTAAATCCTTAACAATCTGCTTTGCAACAGGTGCTGGAATTTTAACCGTGTCCTGTGGTGCAGTTTGAGCAAACGCAAAAACTGGAAATAGTGCAATTATAAAAAGTAATTTCTTCATATTAATAATTGTATCTAGCTTTAAAGAAGGAATCAATTTGAGTTGGTGTATAACTAGAAGCTGCTGCGCTTTGTTCATGATAATATTCACGAATAATTGTAGTCCTTTCTTTAATGTGATCAACTTGGAAATCAATAGCCTTTACTTCAGTTTCATAAACTTGAATTGAACTATCAATCTTTAGTTGTTTTGCTTCTAATTCTTTATTTGCAACAGTTAATGAATCAATTATTGCTTTATACTCTACTGGCATTTGTGGCTTTGGAGTAAAAACATAAATTAACCCATAAAGAACAATAAGACCGCCAATTACATATAAAATATAGCGCCATTTGCTCTTATTTGCTTTTGCAAATTCAACAATTTTAATACCCTCTTCTTTAAGCTTTGCTTTTTGTTGAGATTTCATAGGAAAAATTTAATTATGCTTCTGGCGCTTCTTCTGCTGCCGGCTCATCTTCAGCTGGTGCTTCGTCTTCTGCTGGAGCTTCTTCTTTGTCTTCTTCACCTAATTGGAACATATCCTTGATTTTAGTAAGGAGTTCTTCTTTTTTAGCTTCTTTGTCTTCACCATCTTCCATTTCTTTCCACTCTTTGAATTCTGAAGAATAGAATGAATCAAAGTCATCAGATGAAAGTTCATTGAACATTACATCAAGGTGTTCCTTTTTGAAAGCTTCTAAATCAGCAGCTTCGTCAGCAACTGGAGCGTCTTCTTCTGGTGCATCTTCAACTGGAGCGTCTGCTGCTGTTGCATCTTCTTCTTCAGTTAAACCAAATTTGTTTAAAAACTCTTCAGAGTTTACGTTTTCGTCAACCTTAGTAACGAAATCTTTGAAATTGTAAATCATTTTAAATAGATCTATTTTGTAGTTATTTATTTGCGCGAATTGGGTATAATATCAAAAAATAGGATATGCCAGAAGGACCAGAGTGCAGACGCGTATATGAAGGTTTGCTAAATTACACAATTAATAAAAAACTAGCTAGGGTAGACATACTTGGCGGTCGATTCTTAAAGACTCCCCCAGTTGGCCTGGGAGCCCTGGAGCTGCCCCTGGAGGTAGTTGGCGGTGGAGTTAAAGGCAAATTCATCTGGTTAGAATTGGAAGGCGCCATGTCTATCTGGATTACATTGGGAATGAGCGGATTTTGGTCAATCTATCAAAAACCCCATGCGCATATTAAACTTGTATTTGATGATGGTCTTGAACTATTTTTTATTGATCAGCGCCGATTCGGTACTCTTAAATTTGCAAGTAAGGTTGAGTTAGACGCAAAATTAAAAACCCTAGGAGTCGATGCACTAAATGATACAACTGCATCTGTTTATAATACGCTTAGATCATTTGAGAGGGTTCCAAATAAAACTGTTGTAGAAGCACTAATGGATCAGAGACTTTTTGCAGGAATTGGAAACTATATTAAATGTGAAATGCTATATCGTTCTAAGATTTCCCCACATAGATTGGTTAAGGATCTTACCGATAATGAGATTCAATTACTATGGGACTATTCTAAATTAATTAGTAGGGTATCATACGCACAGGGCGGAGCAAGTATTAGAAATTATCAGCAAGTTACTGGAGAATCGGGAGACTTTGTTTTTGAATTTGAGGTATATGGAAAAAAAGAAGATCCTCATGGAAATACAGTAATTAGAGAAAAAACTGCAGACGGCAGAACTACACATTGGGTTCCAAGTCTACAACAATAAATATAATATGCAATACATTAAACCATACACACAATTTAACGAGAGCGCTCAACCGATGAGAATCTTTTGCGACATGGATGGAGTACTTTCAGATTGGGATTCCCAGTTTGAAAAGGAGGCTGGCATGACTATCGAAGAATTTCAAAGGGAATATTCAAAAAATGCAAGTTGGAAACTTGTTGGAAAAGCCGGAGAAGAGTTTTGGGCAGGCATGGAATGGATGACTGATGGTATTGACCTTTGGTCTTTTATTAGAAAGTTTAACCCAACTATCTTATCTTCACCGTCGCTTGATCCAAAGTCAATTACCGGTAAAGCTAAATGGCTTAAGAAAAATTTAAATTGGGATTTTCCATATATTACAAAAAAGGAAGACTGGACAGGTAAAGAAAAGACTATTTTCTATGGTAACAAATTTGAATTTGCAACAGGGCCTCAGGATATTTTAATTGATGATACGCCAAAGAAACTTGATGCTTGGATTGCAGCCGGTGGAACTGGCATTTTACATACTAGTGCCAAGGAAACTATTGCAGAGCTAAAGAAGCTAGGTTTCGATAAATAACTAAAATTACTTAATTACAGTGAGAATTATTGAATCTTTTCAAGGATTTTTAAAAATACAGGAAATGGGAGGTTGGGCAACCACAAAAACTCAGGGGACTAAAATTACGCCAGCTGTGCTGGAAGAATCTGTCTCAGTTTTAGAAATGATTTTTTCTAAATTTAATAAGTACGCAAAGTCACTAGAAATGGCTCCACTAAAAGTGCTCGGTCCAGGTGGATCTGGTGTTTATTTTAAACAAGACATGACAGAAAACCCAGATAAAGCATATGGTGATGTTGATATTTTAGTTGAATATCCTTTAACTGAACCTCAATCAAGGAGAGTTGAAATTGATACAATGAAAGAGTACAATCAACTTATGTTAAAGTGGATTCAAGAAAATCCCCAACCCGAAATTGATGCAGAAGAAAGCGATGCAATTTCTGACGGTAGTCTTAAACTTGTAATTAATTTGAAAGACGGCCCAGTTCAGGTAGATATTATTCCAACTTTTACCTATTCTGCAGAATGGGCAAAATCTAGATATACTCCAATTAGAGGTGTAAAAGGATTTGTTGTAGGGTTCCTATATCAATCATTTGGTAATGCGCTCGATGTTTCAGTTACAGATCGTGGAGTTGTTGCTAAAATTAAGAATGGCGAATTAGTTGGACCTAATATGCGCAAAGACGTTGAAGAAAAAATTATTACTAGAGATTTTTCTAAATTTATTCTTCACCTTGCAGAATTTGTTGATGAGTTTGCAGGTACTAAACGCGAACTTGTAATTGATGATTATCTAAATGAACACCCTGGAATTGATGTAACTCAACTTTCACTTGAACAAATCTGTAATGGAATTTTAGGATTTGCCAGAACTCTTGAAAAAACTGGTACATACGATTTACCAAATTTTAAGTATAATAGTTCAAAGGAATTTTTAGAAGAAGTTGTTAAGATCTATGCACAAAAACTGCATAAACACAGAACCTCATCCAAATACGATAAAGCCTTAACTGATTTAGCTAACCAACAGAAAGATAAAGTAATGCACGACGCTGAAACTGCATTCGAGTATGTTAGTAATAAACTATTAGATGGAACAAATATTTAGTACAGAAAACACATTTGACAGAGCCACAACTTGGTTCATTAGCGATTTACACATAGGACATGGAAATGTCTTACGATTTGAACAAGGCTTACACAACTTTTCTGATATAAAAGAACACGATCATGCAATTGCCAAAAACTGGCATGAAGCGGTAGGACCGGATGATCACGTTTTTTTCTTAGGTGATCTTGCAATGGAGCGAACTAAATTCAAACACATTCGTGAAAACCTAGGAAAGTTTGGAAAACTTCCTGGAAAAGTTCACTGGATTATTGGAAACCACGATCTTCACATAGATCAAGCATGGCTCTATAATTTAAGCTCAGTAATGGATATTGTAGAATTTACAAACTACAAAGAAATTATGATTAAAGATGATAGCGAATGGGGTCTTAAAAGATTTGTCCTATTCCACTATCCTCTTTACGAATGGAATGGTAAATATCGTGGAGCCTATCACTTATATGGACACTCACACGCTCACGTTCACCCATTAGCGGGAACTATGTCAGCTTGTGCGTGTATAACAGGTTATAAACCCGTCAACGCCGATTGGATGATTGACAAGATAGAAGAATTAAAATGCAAACTAGAGACACAATCAAGCGAGTAACGCTTAATAACAAACGATATTACCAAGTAAATTCTGAAGAACATGGTCAATTAGGCCCATTTCCAAGTGTAACTACAGTTTTAGGATCCACCGCAGATACTACAGGTATTGATAAATGGAAAGAACGAGTTGGTGAAGCTGAGGCTAATCGTATTAGTCAAAATGCTCTAGACCGAGGTAATATTATGCACAGGCTTTGTGAGATTTATCTTAATCTTCCTGGATCAATGACTACTCAAAATAGATTGGAAGAAACCCTAGCGCTTACCCGATTAGACGAAGAAATTGATAAACAAGACAATCGTGCTAAAATTGTAGGCGGAATGATGTTCTATAATTATATTCGATCTGGTTCGTTTGACAGAATTAAAAGAACTGTAATGCAAGAAGAATTTTTGTGGACTCACAGAAATGGCGGTTATGCTGGAACAGTCGATAATGTTTCAGAATTAGTTGATGGTACCTATGCTGTAATTGATTTTAAAACTGCACGTAAACCTAAAAAGGAAGAGTGGATTGAAGATTATAAACACCAAGTTGCAGCATATGCAGTTGCCGTTTGGGATCGACATAAAATTAAGATTTCTCAAGCACAGATTTGGATCTCTAACGAGCAAACAATGGACCCTCAATATTTCGAAATGAATACTGAGGATCTTAAATTGTATTATAATAAATTCTTAGAGAGACTTGAGAAATTCTACGAAATGTTTCCTATTAATTAATAAGCAACAATTTTTCTTAGAGCTGCAACCTTAATTGCAATTTTTCTTGCTCTACCGGTAGTGTTATCAAACACTCTTAGGTAAATGTATTCTTCGTTTCTTGATTGATTGAATACAAAGTAATCAACTGGCGCAACTAAACCATAATAAGTATTATGCGATGCAATATAAAGCATTTCATTTGGAGTGGTTGCTCGTTTGCTATCAAATCTTTCTAAACGGAATCGAGTAAGTCCCAATCCATCGATTGGTTCATCAATCTTAAATCCATTTATTGAATTCCAATAAGCATTTCTTGCTGGTAAAAATACTGGAGTTGATTTTCTTCTGTTAAATCGATCTAGTTGATCTGGTGAAAGTG